TATGAAAATGTTTCAAAAAAATTAAAAGAGAGGAATTTTACTCTTGAGAAAAAATCAATAAAATTCAAAGAATCATGAATAGAAAATTAATCATCGAAAAATTAGTTATGGAAGGGTTTTCAGATAAGACTCTTTCTCGTTTAAGTGATAACGAACTCATAACACTTTCAAATACCGTTTTAAAAGAGGCGGGTTCTGTTATGATGAAAAAAACAACATCTCCTGCTGAAGTTAAAAAATATACAGATGCTGGGTTCAATGTCCAATTAACAGAAAAAAATAAAACAAAAGTTTGTTCCGTTTGTGGAATGAAAGATTGTAAGTGTAAAGATAAAAAACACAAAGAAAACAAATCTCAAGAAATTGAAGAATGGGTTCTAGATTTAGCAGAATCAAAGTATTCTCACTTTACATCAAAAAAAGACATCATGGGTGTTATAAATGAAAAAGTTGGGGAAACGTTCCAACCAATGCCAAAAAGTAAAGCACGTAAAGGTCACAATGGTGTTCCTGAGTTTATGTCATATGATGCAATCGTATCATCACAACCAGCACCATCAAAACCTGATGTAGACACCCCAACCAAACCAAAGACACCTGAAAAACCAACTATAGACCCGTATGCGCCAGGTGAGGGTACTGACCCAAAACCAAAGGCATTAGCTGAAAAGAAAAAAATGTCAAAATGAGATTTACAAAAAAAGATTTAATATCTTTAATGGAAGATATTAATGAAATGCCAATGGATTTTGATACAGAAGATAGACCTTATCAAGGAATACAAGATAAACTATCTCAAGGTGATACACCTCTAAAAAAAGTACCTTTACCTCAAACAGGTGATGAACCAAATAAAAATTTCCAAGAATTATTAGCATCAGAAAGATATAGACAAGTTGTTGCTAAAGTAAGAGAATACACAGGTGTTCAAACTCCTATGTCAGGTGAACGTGGTATAATGCCACTTGCACAAATGATGATGGGGGCTCACAATGAGATTATTCAAACAGAATCAGCACATAAAGAAGCACTTGAACAATTGGCGATAGAATTGGTAAAAAGAGAAATGTCTATACCTGAAGGTAGATTACAATTTGATGCTAAAATTGTTGGTGTTGGTCAAATAGATACTTCGAATTTCAATAGAGAAATGCAAGAAGAACCTAACATGGAACCTGTTGATATTGAACAAGAATTATCTGATGATTTAAGTGTTTTAAATTTAGAAAAGGCAAAAAGAAGATTAATTAATAGTATGATACAAGGGGCATCTAAAAAAGGTCACTACATGTATCATTATGTTGCGGATAAAATTAGAGAAATCACAGGTTCAGAAACCTTACTTAATCAGTATGGAATATTAATGTCAGTAAATGATACATTATATTGGCAATTGAGTGATGACACCATGAAAATGATGATGGGCGGTGCCGGCGGTGGTGGAAGTGTAGGTGGTAAACAAGAAGTTAGAAGAAATACTACACCACCAACCATTGTTGCTCGAGGTATTAACTTCCCAATATTAGTTCACGAATTAATTAAAGGAGTTTTAGAATTATTCGCCATTCAAGGTAGACCTAAGGATGAACAAGGTAATGAAGACCCAAGATGGTCTGAAGTTGAACAATCTGAAGATACTTTAGAAAAAGAAATATGGGACTTGAGATTAGGTCCAGCAATTTGGGAAAGAATGCGAAGACAGTTCCCTGAGGAAATTTTACTTGACGATACTAAATTTGAATTACAAAACTACCTTTTAGTTAGTATTTTCAGATTACCCGCTAAAGAATTTTTGGTTTTCACCAAAGAGGTATTATCGGGTTCCGAAAATGGAAAAAGATTTATGGGAGAATTGTTACAAGGAATTGACCAAATGTTAAAAAATCAAGATTACCAAGATGCGATGTCAAGGTTTAATGAAGACTTAGAACAAGTAAGTGACGATGTGAGTGATGATGATTTAAGAGGTTTCTTAGGAGATATAGGTATTAGATTCTCAGATGATGATGAAGACCCTGAGGGTCCAACATCTTAAAATAATACTAAAGGGTGGTTTTAACCACCCTTTTTCATATTTATATATATGAGTAATCAAAAAATTGAACAATTAAAAGAGTATGCTCGTATAATGAAGGATACGACCTATGCGTTGAAAACGTATCTTCAAACATATGATAATACTCAGAAAAAATATGTACCGTTAGAGTTATTTCCTGACCAAATTCAGTTACTCAAAGATTACGAACAATACAACGAAAATATAACTAGAAAGTATAGACAGGCGGGTGTAACTACAGTAACCGCCGCTTGGATTTCCAAAAAGTTACAATTAGCGAAACCTGAAAATCCTGAAAGGGTTCTTGTTATCGCTAACAAAAAGGATACCGCGGTCGAAATGGCTAATAAAGTTAGACATTTCTTAGACCAATGGCCTGATTGGTTAAATGTTGGGTTCTCACCCGATAAGAATTCTGAAAGTAGATTTAGATTAAACAATGGATGTGAGGTCAAAGCGGTGGCAACATCTGCGGACGCATTACGTGGATATACCCCAACCATACTTGTATTTGACGAAGCTGCATATATTGAAGCTGGTGAAGATTTTTGGGCAGCATCAATGGCGTCATTATCAACGGGTGGTAAAATTATTCTAATTTCTACCCCTAATGGATTTGACCCGATTTATTACGGTGTATATGACCAAGCAATCAGAGGTGTTAATGATTTTCACATTACGGATTTAAGATGGTTTAAAGACCCACGATACACAAAAGATTTAAGATGGGTTAAGTGTTCGGATATTGTTCACTATATGTTAAATAGGGAACAATACGACGACAACGAAGTTGTAATGTACGATTTTGACATCGCCAACTATAAACAATATGAAGAGGATGGGTATAAACCACTTTCTTCATGGTTTGAAGCAATGTCTAAAAAATTCAAATTTGATAGACGTAAAATTGCACAGGAATTAGAGTGTGATTTTTTAGGTTCGGGTGATGGTGTAATCCCTAGTGAGGTTCAAGACAACATTGTTAAAAACATGATAAGGGACCCAAAAGAAAAATATATGCAGGGTACCTTTTGGCAATGGAAAGAACCAATACAAGGTCACAAGTATATTATGGGTGTAGACGTATCCCGTGGAGATAGTGAAGACTTTTCATCAATTAACATTATTGATTTTGATGAGAGGGAACAAGTTGCGGAATATATTGGAAAAATACCACCAGATGATTTAGCATCCATCGCATACAAGTGGGGTATTTTATATGAGGCGTTTATTGTTGTCGATATTACAGGAGGTATGGGTGTTGCTACATCAAGGAAGTTACAGGAATTGAACTACAAAAATCTTTACATTGATGGTATTAATACCAAGAATATTTGGGAGTATAATTCCAAAGCGATGGAGAAAATTCCCGGATTAAACTTCAACAATAAAAGAACACAAATTGTTGCTGCGTTTGAGGAACAGTTAAGAAAGGGGTTTCAGGTAAGGTCAACAAGATTAATGAACGAATTAAACACGTTTGTTTATATAAATGGTAGACCTGACCACATGAAAGGAGCCCATGACGATGCAATTATGAGTATGTCTATGGCTTTATATGTTGGTGACATATCTTTTAGTCAATTAACTAAAAATGAAAACGCAAATAAAGCGATGTTGGAATCATGGACTTTGTCTGAAAGAACATATGAACCAAACAAATCATTTTATTCTTACGGTACCGCTTTTGACCAAATAGGTTCAATGTCCATGGATAATGACCCAAGTATCCCAAGACACACTAATAACGCAACAAAAGAAAATTACCAACAGTACGCATGGTTGTTTGGTAAAAAAAGATAATCCTTTATTATCATAACAGAATTAATTATATTCTCATAAACTATTTATATACATGGCAGAAAGTAATTTGACGGTTTTTCAGAGATTAACAAAGGTGTTTGGGTTTCCTAATAAGGTAACTCCTGAAGAAGCTCCGTCTTTCAATTTTGACAAAGAGCAAATATTAAAAACAAATAGTCGAGAAGAGTATGAGAAAGCGATGTTGCAAGCACAACAAAGCCAATACATCGCAGATAAATGGACAAAACTCGACCAATCTCTTTACAACCAATCGGTATACTATGAACCTAACAGGTTATCGGCATATTACGATTATGAATCAATGGAGTTTACTCCTGAAATTTCTGCGGCATTAGACATCTACGCTGAAGAATCAACAACTTTATCCGAAAAGGGTGAAATTTTAACCATATTTTCAGAATCAACAAGAATTAAAAGTATTCTTGAAGATTTATTCATGAATAGATTAGATTTAAACACTAATCTACAAATGTGGACAAGAGGTGTGTGTAAGTATGGAGACAACTTCGTTTACCTGAAAATTGACCCTGAAAAGGGTATCATAGGTTGTCAACAACTACCGAATATTGAAATAGAAAGACACGAGGGTAAAGAAAGTAAAACACCGAACCAACAAAATGCAATGCAGATGCCCACAAGGGAATTAAGATTCCAATGGAAAAACAAAGAGTTGGAATTTCAAGCTTGGGAAATTGCACATTTTAGATTGTTAGGTGATGATAGAAAACTTCCTTATGGTACTTCTATGTTGGATAAAATAAGAAGAATTTGGAAACAATTACTTTTAGCTGAGGATGCTATGTTGATTTATAGAACAACAAGAGCACCTGAAAGAAGAGTTTTCAAAATCTTTGTTGGTAACATGGATGACAAAGATATCGAAGCATATGTACAGCGTGTTGCAAACAAATTTAAAAGAGACCAAATAGTAGACTCAAGAAACGGTCAGGTGGATATGAGATATAATCAAATGGCAGTAGACCAAGATTATTTCATACCTGTTCGTGACCCCGCTCAAACAAATCCAATTGAAACTTTGGCGGGAGCTCAAAATTTAGGTGAGATTGCGGATATTGAATACATCCAAAAGAAAATGTTGGCGGCTCTTCGTATTCCTAAAGCATTCTTAGGTTTTGAAGAAGTTGTGGGCGATGGTAAGACTCTTGCGTTAATGGATATACGTTTTGCAAGAACAATTAATAGAATTCAAAAATCAGTAATTCAAGAATTAAATAAGATTGCATTAATCCATCTTTATTTACTTGGTTTAGAGGACGAATTAGACAACTTTACATTATCATTAACCAATCCATCTGCTCAGTCTGATTTATTAAGAATTGAACAGTGGAAAGAAAAAATAACCTTGTATAAAGATGCAACATCAGACCAATCTCAAATAGGTATTCTTCCTGTTTCACATACATGGGCTAAGAAGAATATTCTTGGTATGAGTGATAGTGAAGTAGTGTTGGATTTACAACAACAAAGACTTGAAAGAGCGATAGGATTTGAATTAACAAATACACAAAATGTAATTAAACGTTCAGGAGTATTTGATGATGTGGATTCTAAGTATGGTGTACCTGAAGAAGAAAGACAAGAAGGTGGTGAAGCACCTGAAGGAGGAGGAGGAATGGGTTCAGATATGGGAGGAGGAGCACCTCCACCTCCACCGCCAGCCGGTGGTGAAGCTCCATTGAGTGAAAATGAAACTAAAAAACATAATATATTGAGCATGTTAGGTGAAAATGAAAATTTAAAAGATTTATTTAACATGGATAAAGCTCAACAGAATATTTATGAAATAGAAAATAAACTAAAAGACTTTTTAAACGAATAACTGAAATGACAAACTTTGGTGAATTAAAAACAAAACTATTGACAAAATTAACCGAATCGTACACCTCTAATAAAAAGAGTGAAATTAAAGATTTGGTAAAAAAACTAAAATCAAATAAATCTTTGGTTGAGATGTATATGTTTTATGAAAACATAGAAAATCTTAATATTACAAGTAGAGATAAAGCTAAATTGTATGTAGAATCTATTGAACCGATTTTGATTGATAAAATGAAATCTTTGAAAAAAGA